CGGACATAAGCTCATCATCATACTCTGGCCATACGGGACGCCCCTCTTGGACAAATGTGTACATGCCTTGCGCATAACACCTGATCCAATCGGCATTCTTACCACCGAGTAGCTGTTGATAGTATCCAGGCGGGAGATTGTTGCTGTTTTCCGCGTTGGGATTAACTTGCCACCATTTACCACCAGAGAATACAAATCCTTGCGCATCCGGGTTCTCCTTCGGAATATCTTCTTTCTTGGGAAGTATTACGCCGCCGGGCTGCCGAAAGAACGACCAAGCAAACTTACCCGTGATCGGGTTTTTCTCTGCAAGCTCATGCCACCAGTGATCGCTATCCGGCGGGTTTGTATCCATCCAGATCCCGTACCATGTAGGACCGCCATCAGATTTCGTGGGATATCGACCGACCCGGTGCGTCAATCCGTCAATCACTGCCTTCGGAAGCTCTCGAGCCTCGTTCACCCACGCACCCGTAAGCTCCAAAGACAACAGCTTCCGAACATCTTGCGGCGAAGAAAGTGCCATGAAAATAACTTCACAATCAATTCCAGGGATATCACCCCGCGTAGGAATACGAATGTGGTGTGAAATCGGCGGCTGCCAGCGCATTGATCCCCAGGTATCCTCGGGAAATAGCTCTTGCCAGGTCTTAATCGTGGTCGTGCGCAGCTCGGGATATGTATTACGAACGATAACAAATCGGGAATAGCGGATACCGTCGCGTGGGCTAGGTTGTTGCCTCACTGCCCTAAGCATTATCTCGGCTGCACAGCCATAGGATTTACCCGATCCAACTGGACCCATCAAGCCCCTAACGAAGCTATCGTCATGTAAAAACTTCCAAACAGTAGGACTGTTCTCAAAGTTTAAATCAAGGCTTGGAATATCCATTTTTCATCACCCAAAGAATGCCAGCGGCCAAGATACTAATTGCAAGCTTACCAAATATTTGCCCCTCGATATAGGCTAAAGACCCAAACGCAATGTAAAGAAACACAACGCTATCAAATATTGCTCCAACTAATCCTGAAACTGCTATCGCTAATTCACGGCTTTTCTGTCGAACTTTTGTATATGCAAAGAAATCTACAAGCTCCGACACTCCAAACGCTAATATACTTGCGATTGCAATAAATGGATCTGCCAGAATGTAAGACAAAGCCGCGCCAATAAAAATTGCAAGCAAAGACCACTTAGTCCCTAGATGTTCTTGAACTTGATCGCGCAAAACAAGTGCCGCGCCCACCATTAACACACCGCTCGGCGCAGTCATTCCAAGCCCAACAGGTATCATACAAGGACCATCAGGAACACAAAACGTCCCGATATTGCCAATCATCCAGTTTGCTAGCGGTATCGTTGCGATATATCCGCCTAGATACACCCAGCGAATTAACCCACCATTTCTAGCAATGGTTGTTGCTTTAGTTTCTGTAACCATTCTTCTATCTTTCCCTTCCTGTTATCCGGCTCAAACGCCAGATAAGTCCCGTCTACGCTATCGCATCCTATGGCCGCTGCCAATCTCATTCGTTTAAATGAGTTTACACGGCCCATATGAACCCACTTGCCGCGCCTTTTTGCTTCGGAAGCAATATCCGCTGCAATAGGACCAAGTTTCCATTCCGTAGATCCACCAATAAAAATCGCATCTAGCTCATCCCATCGAATTTGATCTGGCGTTTCTCCGTCCTGAATTACAAACGCAGCCTTAAATCCAAGATCTCGTATCTTTGGCAGCATAGGATAACTGCGATCTCTCGTTTTCTCAGCATCCCCAACAACATCAGGCGCAGCCGCAAACAAGCAAGACTCTCGATCTAACTTGTCTAACCACGCAAGATACCCCTCATCGCTGTACTTTTCCGATTGAACAAAGCACCCGTTATCTGCCGCGAATAAACTGTGGCCTCGCAAAGATTGCTTGCCAGCATTAAAACTTAGCATCACACCCAAGCTATCAGTGCATTCAACTTTTTTCCCGCTCAGGTAAATCATCTACCACCTCGGCATATTCTGTAACCGCCGGACCCTTCATATTAATCCCAACAATCGAGGGCTTGTCGCTTTCCTTCTCTGGGCTATCCAAGAACCCGGCAGCTTTTGCCAATACCCTCAACACCGCAACCTTATCATGTAGTTCTATCGCAACCCGGCCATCCGGCATCGGCGTGATCTTCTTGATCGCCCTCAATGCATAATCCGGGATATCTTCCTGTTTCTTCATCGTACCATCAAGATTCATAATCTCAGTGATCGATGTGGTCCCAAGAGCTATTAGCTCCTGGGCAACGGCTTCCTTGTGGTTCTCTAATGTCTCACTCGTCTTTAATCGACGCTGCGCAACACGGATACCACCAAAGCGGCCAATAGGGGTTTGTCTTGTTCTAGCCATTATCCGGTACAATCTCCATGGTCAGCTTGGCATAATGCACCCTCTGTGTCAAAAATCCAATCTCCTTGGTTCTCGACCATGTACTTCAATTCTCGCCTAGAATACTCAAACCGAAATCTACCCGGCCCCAAGGTCCAATCAGAAACAAGATCCTCCATATTCTGCCACCAAATGTGACGATCAGGATACTCTCTAGCCAAATGCGCCAACGTCGATTCACTTTTCAAAAAACAACCATCGCAATTTCCAAGCCAGCAAGATCCGTTCACGTTAGGCAATCGAAGATCAAAGGGCTGCGCGTCCCAAAAATCAGAAACATCACGCTTTGTAACGCCAGCATCGGCTAACGGATGCCAAGTTACCCAGCGATCCTTATCAGGTTTACCAAGACGCTGCGCCTCATCAGCACGAATGCCCACTGTATTTGTCCAGCGATCCCACCCAATAGACCTTAAATACCGCTTAGAAGTTAAAACTTTTAACTCTTGGGTGCAAAATCGAATGCGAATATTCGGCAAATGCTTTTTCTGCCAAATCAAAGCCTCAAAAGGCTCCCCATTCCGGGCCGCAGAATTGTGGCTCACAATTTGAAACTTAGGCTTCTCTCTAATCCACTCAAGCCAAACAATAGGAATACCCCATCGATCCGAACACTCCTGAACAAAATCCAATGTCTCAGGCATTTCACGGCCAGTATTCTGAAACGAAACCACACATCTATCAGGAATGCCGCCGTTAGCCTCCGCTATTTGATGCAGCATATATCCAGATGTGCGGCCACCAGAGAACGATATAACAACATTGCCCTCCGGTAGCTCGAAGCGCGATGCACTAGACATTAGAACGGGATCTCATCGTTCATGCCACCAGAATTATTTTGCTGAGAAGATTGCTGTGGCTTTTGCCCAGGGCCAGACCCATCATCTTCAAACAAGCTAATCCAAACCTCACCGTTCTCATCAGGTAACGGCAGCGCATTCAGCTTTATCCGAGTTCCCCTGCTATCAGACCATCCAATACCCAAACGTACCCAATCCGTCTTATCAGGATCATTCCGCCGCTTCTGTGGCTGTACAACTCTAAATGTCTTTTTCATAACTAATCCTTCCTATTCACAGTCGGTAAACCTCCTTGCTCATAGTCGGTAAACCTCCTGATATAGCTAACGGTATCGCACACCCGTTGGGAAAATTCCAGAAAATATTTTTGTGGGACACTGTAGCAGTAACGGCGGGGGTGGGGGGGCAAGGGGTCGCATGTGCGCGGTCGGTCGCGGGCGGGCAAGCGCAGGGTCAGTGTTGCTTACCTACCTAGCGCGTAGGGATCGCACGGCTTGCGCAAGGGGGTCGTTTCTCTTGGGTGTACTGTTGCCAGTGGCTTTCGCTACAGGGTTCGCAAAGTATCCTATGCCCCGTGCATAGTCGCGTAGGTTCTTGCGGCAATAGTCCCAATGACTTTGGAGGATGGTCGCCCATTGTTCTCGAGTTAATCCATTCCTGATCCATGATTCCATTACATCGACATCTCGATCATTGATATTCCTCGGAGTTCCAAAACTTTCAGCAGATCGCAAAAACATTACACAAAACTGTCTAGCCTCATCACTATTAATAGATATACCCTTATCGTTATATGGTGTGGTTGTGTAACCTCTGGATGTTACACCCCCTGTAACCTCTGATGTTACACCCCCTAGCGAGTTATCCACAGACTTATCCACAGGTTGGTTTGGTTGTCTATTTATCTTTTCTAGTTGTTCTTTAGCTTCCTGTTGAAACTGTAACCCAGCTTGTCTACGCCCTTCCTCTACATTGATTTGTTGCGCTGCGGTAAGATTTGCCTTGGCCTCATCCAGATCCTCTGGTGCCCTCTTGAATACCACGCGCATAGATCTTGATTTCTGCCACTTATTGATTGGCCGCGCGTTTACTATGTAACCATACTCTTTCAGCTTCTTGATCTGTCGGGCGACTGCAGGACGTGACACGCCCAACTCTGAAGCTATCCGCCCTTGACTAACCCACGTTACGCCGAGGTAGTCGCAATAACTACAGATCAGAGCTAAAACACTGAAAGCTGCTGTTCCGTGCAATCGATGGTCACGACATGCCTCGATGGGCAGCACCGCGAAGTTTCGTAGGTCTTTGTTTTTTGCCATTGGTGGCTTCATTCATCCCACTCCACCGACACCAAAATCATTGGATCGCCATAGCGTTTCGTTGCGATTACCTTGTGGACTTGTGCATCATCCTCGAACACAACGCCGTTAATCGCGTCCAGAGCGATCTTAACCACGTTATCGATGTCTGGCCTACCGGGAGACACTTCCCCGCGTGTAGCGGCCTCTCTGCGCTTCTTAGACCATGATTTAGGGATTTCGAACTGCGCTAGAATATGCATTCGACACTTTGAGGCTGTCGGTTCAAGTCCTAAATCTTGCATTGCATCGGATGCTATGGCCGCAAGCTTATGCTCATAGTCCTTGGTTTTTTGTGGCGTGTATGTGTGGCCGCTCTTGGTGAAACGTGGGCGTCCTTTTCCTACGGGCTGACCCTTTACCCAGAAATCAACTCTAGCCATTACGCGCCAACCATCCCTCTAAGTCTACTTGATCGGCATCGTGTTCATTGAAATTAACTGGCGGCTTTTTCTTCCCAATCAAGTTAAATTCTACCAACTCAGTGACAACCATTGCGGCGGATATGCCCCGAGATCGTGACTCAATCATCAATCTATCCTTGATTGGCTTGGGTAATCTACAATGAAAAGATTCAAGGTTTTCAGATACTTGGCGTTTTATTGGCATTTTTTTTCCTATTTTGTTAGTGATACCGCTTGACCATAGCGGAACCGCTTGCTACTTATCAACCTGTGATTTGTTTTTTACAGGAAGGAATGAACATGGCACAGCGCATTACTAAGAAAGATCTTTACGCACAGATCGAACTACTAAATCAAACATTCGGCTATCGCACCGAAGCATGGACCAAGGGTCTTGATGGCCGCTACTATGCAAACCCTAACACCTATGTCCTAGACTGCGCATATGGTGGATACCGCCTAGGCCAGTTGTGCAATGAGGGTGGTGGCGAACGTGACATCAGCCCACGCGGCACAGCGCGTGAAACATACTACTGGATCAAAGCTTTCATGGAAGGCATCAACGCATGGCACAAGAGAGAGGCAGCATAATGCAACTACACGAATTAACAAGAGCATTGGCAAAAGGCAGCCATGTTTGCTGGGTAAACGATGGTTACAAGGTCCACTGGTCAGGCGATGCAATCCGCATCACTTACGAAGCTAACGGCTTTGGGGCTGTTTTGCACATATCAGAACTAGAACAATGTTACATCAAGGAGGCATAAACAATGCTTGAGGCAATCGAAAACATCAAACAGGCTTTCAAAGAAGTAACCCTTCAGGAGTTTGTAGGCGATCTAATAGGCGCACTTAGCCTAGTGATTGGCTTCCTATTGTGTCTATTTTGGGTGCTAGTGATATGACAGAGCTTTCCCTTGAGGCCATGGTGAGCCTACGGAGCGACGCAGAACGCCGCAGAAACGCGAAACAGGCCGAGCTTGATGCAATCCCCACTGGAGTACGTTCAAGCGCTTACAGCACCGACCAGGCGTTTCTACAGATGGATATCCAAAAACTTAACCAGGTCATAGCAGAGTATGACGAAATCATCTCAGGAAGGATGGAACAATATGAAGATCCAGAAAGTTGAAATAAAAAAAATGCACCACCGTGACGGTCCAGAAACGGAACGCACGGCAGCGCGTAAGGTGGCCCCGCGGGTCGTCGGACGACGACTTGAGGCATTGGGAGTGCTTGCTAAGCTTGGAACAGCGTCAGGCAGTGACATTGCAAACACAGCGGGGCTATCAATTCTTAGCATACGCCCAAGGCTGACTGAATTGCAAGACATGGAATTGATCGTTGATACGACAGGCCGCAAGCAAAACGAATACGGCAACCCAGAGATAGTTTGGAAAGTAACAGAGAAGGGCAAGCAATATGTGGATTGATTACGAAGAAATTAGGCGCATGTCAGACAACATCCGCGCCATGTGTGGGGACGATCAAGACACGTTCCTTGACACCTTGGATGGGGAAACGGACGCGATGGACATCCTTGGTGCTTTGATCAAAGAGCGCAACGAAATGTTGGGCAACGAAGCCGCGCTTAAAGAACTGGCAAAGCAATACAAAGAACGCGCCGACAGAATGAACGCCAAGGCGGATGCAATCGCGCAAACCATGGGGCATCTACTGGACGCTATGGGCGAACGCAAAGTGCAGCACCCATTCGCAACCGTTAGCAGAACCAAAGCACGGATGCGGGTAGTGATCGAAGATGAACACCAGATACCCACGCAGCTAATGAAGGTAAAAAAGTCCCCTGATCTTACGGCCATCAAAGCCCAGATGGACGCAGGGGAATATGTGCCAGGGGCCGCAATAGCCTTGGGCAACGAAGGCGTAACGGTACGGAGTAAATGATATGACTAAACTAATTGATGCAATGAAAGCCGTGAACGATCTGAACCGATCACACGGCGTCACACAACGCGGCGGCAAGAAATACACAGAGGTGTATGTGCGCGTCGAACAATTCCGCATGGCCTTTGGCGAAACCCTTGGCATTGACACAAACATTCTCGTTGATGATGGAAAGCGCGTAGTAATAAAGGCAACCGTAACCAAGGACGGAATGGTTATCGGGAGCGGCATGGCAGAGGAGATCAGAGGATCAACCAACGTCAATAAAACATCCGCGATTGAGAACTGCGAAACATCAGCGATTGGCCGCGCTCTTGCGTCCCTCGGATTGCATGGTGGTTCATATGCCAGTGCCAACGAAATAGCTGCGGTGCAGCGCAAAGAACAGGCGCAACAAGAGCAAGCACAGACTCAGGCTACGAAGCCGAAATCTGCCCCATCGGTCAGTGTGACCGTACCCTCCGGTCAGGGTGACAGTACCCCCCAAGTCAGTGTTCACCCGCTCGAGCCAGAGGAATCACAGACAACCGACATGAAGCCTTGGCAAGCATACTATCACAACGGCCAACAGGCGGGGCCAGCGTATGACAAGCCCGAGGAGTATCGGGAACGTTTGATTGGTTTGTTCCGCAAGTATCAAACAGACGGGCGATCACAGACGCAGCTAGATCAACTATGGCAAGCAAACTTTAACCTGATCGATCAGCTTGGCGAGAACGACATGATGCAAGTCCAAGCTAAGTTCGAAGCTCAAAAGAAAATGGCCAAGCAATGAGTAGCTGGGATCAATTACTACAACGACAAGCAAGGGAACGCCGCAAGTTTTTGCGGCACCTAGCCTCGCAAGATCTATCGCTAAACGAGGGTGCCCGAGTCATTGGCATGTCCCCGACAGGGTTCTCCAACTTGTTAAAAAAAGAAGGGATAGAGCGTAAAAATTTCTCGGGTGTGCCATTTGGGCAACGTAAAAAACGTCATGGCGTTCATGCGTACCAAGAGTGTGCGGATCGAGGATTGTCAAAAACTGAAACTTGCGCAGCTTTGGGTGTCACATACAATTCCGTCACTGAAATGGAACGTAGGCACAAGAGCCTCACTTTTAGAGATGGAAGGACTAAAAGATGATTGACGAGTTTATCATTACAAACCTCATAGAGAGAGAAGATAAAAGACCGTTTGGTTTTGCACGGCGCATTCGGGATGCAGAGGAAGTGTTTATTCCTCCGCGCGTAGCAGAGGCAAACAACTTAAAGATGCACACAAAAATCTATGCTTCAATAGTGCGTAGTCATTTAGAGGGTGGTTGCCCCTTTGTCATAGACTACGTTTACGATGAAGCTGGTGCGTTTTCAGCATTACTTGAAAAGGTAAACAATCCTTGTGAAACGAGCGTTGCAGAACCAATGCCCGTTGAGGCCAAAGTGTTTAAACTTACCGAGGTTGAAATCATGGATGAGGTGCGAAAACTTCTGAGAAATCGGGATACGTTTATCACAACAAAAACTGTGACTGAGCATATATCTAAGATCTTTAACCACCAAACTTCATCACAGGAAGTTGGTAGAGTTCTTGACAGAATGCACTCGGCTGGTGAACTATCAGCCGCCAAACTTAACCGTATGACCGATCAAGCTAGGGCATCCAAGGTTGTATATGGCGGCGCTACAGCGCATAAAAACTTTATTAAATTACTAACGGGAGAATAAAAAAACATGAGCAACGCAACAGCATGGCTTGAACTAGCCAAACAGGAACGTGCTGCACATCGGAGAGCCTGGGGAACAATACCACAACAACAGGCACAACCGAAAAAACCCTACAAACCAAAGGGAACATACAACCCAGAACGCCTAGCCCTAATCAAAGAAATGATCAGCGAGGGATTTAGCAACACTATGATTGCAGAGGAACTAGGTGTTACGGATAGCTCGATCCGTTACTGGCGAAACAAGTACAATTTGAGGTAAATATGGAACTGTTTACGGCGTTCTACATTGAGTATGCAATCAATGGCAGGGAGATCCAAACCTACATGATCTTGCCCAGCTACGAAGCTTGCCAGGTTATGATCCGGGACAATGAGGATATGGAAAAGTACATGTTTGCGGATGGTGATGTAAACATGTGGTGTCTGGATACAGGCGTTATCGCAAAGTCAATCAGGCCGAAGCTACGGCCCGAAAGTTAATAGACTTAATAGAGTTAAGACTTCTTGGCGGCCATCATCTTTTTCATGGCTGCCTTTTTTAATTTAGGATCTTTCTTGTCTGCCTTTGAGGGACGCCCAACTTTAGATCCGTATGTACCTTTTCCGTATGGCATTTACTTTCTCCCGTACTTTCTCATGCGTTCCTTGGCCTTTTCTTTGAGATATTCAGCCTTAGATTGCCCTGTCATTACGCTAAATTCATCAACATTTTTAAGCTCCTCGGGCGAAAGCTTGCCGAGATTGAATGTCATTTCTCGCAGGTCTTTAGCCTCTTGCACTAAGTCTTGCAGTTCACTTCGCTTTCGTCGCAATTCGGATGTTGTATCTTTGCCTTGCAGCATTCTTATCCCACGTCGAGCCGCAGTAATTGCATCTAAAATTGGATCTACTAAAGGGGCACCATCTGGTCGTCCAAACTTGTAGTCCGGAATGCCTTTCAGTTCCTTGTTGATCTTATTTATAAGAGCCTCTGCTCTACTTGCTGAACCTTTTGGCATTATGTTGTCCTCATTCTTTTCTTTGCACTATCACGCAGTGCCTTTGCAGTAGGCGCTCCTGGTTGTCCAGGCTTACGCATTTTCTCACCAGATCCGGCTTTGATCCTACGCCGTTTAGCATGGATGTTATCCCACAATCCGCGTTTCTTAGCCATCTGCCATCTCCAGTGCAGTCTCTAATGTTTCTTTGTTCCGCCGGGTCCAGCCCTTGCCGAATGTATCAAACGTCTTGAGTCCCTCGTAGAACCGTTGACGTTCTGCATAGATGCCC